CGGCCGCATGGATGCGGCGATCGACAGCAGCTCCTGTGACGCCTCCCGGATGAGCGTGGCCGCGATGCCGACGTCGTAGTCCTGCTGGCCGGTCGTGCGAGCCCACGCGTACTTGCCGAAGTGCGGGTCTGCGATCACCAGCACCGCCCAGCGGTCGCCTTTTACGGACTTGGTCTTCGGCCGGGACGGCCGCACGATGTCTCGGCTGGCCGCCGCGATCATCGCCTCGACGACCTCGCGCACGCCCGGGCCGGGTCGCGGCTTGAGCCGCACGAAGACGCGAAATAACTCGGTCACCACCGGCTGGCCGGTCGACCGGTCGACGGACATGCCCTCCCACTTCGTGGCCTCGGACGCCGCGACCTCATACTTGGTCATGTCGGCTTCGATGTGCTGCAGGAGGTCCTCGACCGTGCGGATCGTGCGCGAGACGCTTCTAGCCTCGACGGTGTCTCCGTCGGTGCGCTGCGTGATCTGCTCGGCGTCCTTGCCCTGCGGCACGTCGGCTGCCGCCTCGGCCAGGACGGCGTCGGCTAGTGGCTTCGTCGTCCGATCCACGCCTCGACTCCTTGGATGCCGCAGATGTCGTGGCCACGCTGTTGGCACACCGTGACGATGGCACGGGCGAGCGCCCGCTTGTGCATGTTCACTTCTCCGGCCAGCCACCGATCCCGCAGCTCCTCGAGCTGCCGCAGGTCGGCCTCCGGTAGCCGCATGTACCACGGCGCATACCCTGGGCCTTTGTTTGCCGCGACGGCGAGCACCTGGTCGATGATCGACGTCGTGTCGTCACTCGTCACGGCGATACCCCTCCTGCTCGAGGACGGTCGTGAGCATGCCGGCAAACTCAGACACAGACTCTTCCGAGATGTCAGGCCAGCGCGCGTGGATCAGCTCGTGGAGGAGCGTGTCGAGGTAGTCGGTGCCGGTCAGGCGGGAGTCGACCTTGATCGTGCGCGTGGCGTAGTCGCACAGGCCGTAGAGATTGCGCAGCCGCGCCCGGACGATGTGCCACTTGGCACCGGCGATCTCGATCGTCCGCTGTCGCCTCGCCATGGCACCACCCTACCTGAGATGGGCGGCGGCCAGCCCCGGGTGTGGCGTGTCAGGAAACCGTGTTGCCAGCGTTGCTGGCGGCGCGTCTGGCATTGCGGATGGCACGTCTAACAAGCAGGCGGCCGACCACGTCGAGAAACGGCAGGCCGCGTTTTTCCGCTTCTTCGCGGAGCCAGCCGACGATGGTGTCAATGTTCGCCTCGCACCACTCGCAGCCTCTGGCGTCCATCTGTGCGGCACGGGCGTTGCATGAGCATTCGGCTGTGGCCGTAATGCCAAGAATCGACCTAAGCAGAGATTTGAGGGCACCGCCGGGGCCGATGGCAAGTGGCGCTACTTCTTGTGCGGCGCGAGGCTCGCGTGTTGGTTGCACATCGATCAGGCAACGAGCATTGACCGGCAACACGCGGGCGCTGACATTGCGCCCGCACATGCGACATGTGCATAGGTATGTTCTATGGTCACGCTCACAAACGAAGTCGCAGTTCATGGCGAGTACTGAAAAACCAACGACGGATTCTCAAACTCGATGCGCGATATAAAAAGCAGCGAAGGTGCGTTGAGTTGCAATGTTGTGTCGGGCACACATCCTTTTTCATCGGGGCACCTGAGATTGAAAGCCCCAAGATTTACATGACCCGCAAATGTCTCGCCTTGCGAATTGAGCGCCGAATACTGATTATTGATACATCGCGTTTGCAAAAGCGTTGCGCGACCGCGTGTCGTTGTCCATCCGGCTGCGCACCCTACGGCAGTGTCTTGGAAAAACGTAGCACTTTCAATTCTGGTCGCTACGTCATAGATAGCTAGCTGCCCGTGGACAGTACTTGTGATTGTGTTATTCAATACAAACTCAAGGCCAGATAGCGGACACGAGTGACTAGAGGTAGATAGGTCGATGTTCCACGTTGACGTGGTAGCAGTTGTTGATGTCTTGCTCAGGACATGCGTGCCAGCGTAGTGTTGATTGTATTTGAAGTAGGTAGTTTTGACGTTTGATATGTTGCGATTAAGGACGTAGTCGGGCGTAGCCGACGAGATTTCTACTGCGATACGCGTGACCTGTGACCAGTTTGTAGCGCACTTGGGTGGGTCGCAGCATGGATGGCAAGAGCTTCCGAGCATCACGCACACTCCGCCGCAATTAATACCCACGTGCTGTCAATCAATGCACACGCCACCCGCCGCGTGCCGCTGGATACGGTGACGGTGGCAAAGTAGTTGGTTGCCGTGAATGTTGTGGCAGGTGACAGCGCCGTGCCGTCCCCGGCCTGCTGCGTCACCGTGGCAGTGGTGCCTTTGTTCCACGTTGCGGCGACGGTTCCCAGTCGCACGGTGCCGCGGCCGGCACCAATTCGCACTAGTGCCCATTTGTTCGCACCAGTCCCGGACTCCTTGTAAATGATGGCCGCACCGCTCCCGCCGCTCTGCAGCTCGGCCGTCGATGCTTTCGGGCCGGCCGTCGCGTCTGCCGCGTTGCGCACCTCGAGCTTGACCTGCACAAGACCGTCCACAGCCAGCATGCCGATCGAGTTGTTGGCAATCGGTTCCACGGCGACGCCAAAGGAGTCGTTAGTGGACGTGGTTGGCGTGCTGCCTCTGAGCACCGGAGATCGCTCGTACTGCGACGTGGCCGGCCCAGTAACGCCAGTTGGTGCGATCTCTAGTCCGGTGATTGCCAACACGCCCCAACGCGGCACCGTTTGGCCGCTGACGTTTTTGCACGGCAGTGCGATGTACGGTGCACCTCGATACGAGGCGGCGTCGGCAGTCACGCCAGGTCGCTGCCCCAGCACCACGTCGGCCGCGTCCTGCGCGCGGTTCCAGGCCCTGGCGGAGATAGCCGACGACAGCGGCTGCCCAGGCTCGACGCGTCCGTCCTTGCGGGCCATCACGCACTCCCCAATCCAAGCAGCCCGAAGTCAGTCTCGGCGTAGACCTGGTTGACGTACACGTGCCGCGGACGTTTGACGAGGTTGTTGGAATCGACCTGGTCCTCGTACCGCACCCACAGGTATTCGTGGCCTTTTTTTAAGATGCCGCCAATCGTGCCGACGGTGACCAGCGGGATCGTATTTCCATCGGCGTTGGCACTGGCCAGGAACTTGTAAGACAGCGACCACGGGCTGTTGCCCTTCTCCGCGTCCCAGTCCTGCGAACCGGTGGCACCTTGGAACAGCACCTCGCCGGCCGCGAACCCACGGAAGGCCGCGTTGTTGACAGTGCCCGTCAGCGCCGACACGTTCTTGATGTACTGCGTCGTGACGTACTGGGCCGGAACGTCGTACGTCTCCGTCCACTGGAGCGCAGGCACGATGATGTCGACGCCGTTGACGTTCTCTCCGTCAACGCCGATCGCGCCCTGCTGGTCGGGTGCCGCATCAACGCCGCTGACGGGATATCGTCGCTCCGTGCCGTACGTGCGGATCGACGTGCCGGCGTCGAGCTGCGGCTGCTGCGTGATGTGCGTCGTTCCGCCTGACGTATCGAACGACCTCGAGCGACGGAGCGGGTCCGGCTTCTGGTCGTCGTCGGCCCCGCGGCTGACGTAGCTCACCGTCAGCTGCCACGCCTCGTCACCGAGGTAGTCGAGCGTGTAGCTCTCCGCCTGGAGCTTGTTGAGCGGCTGCCCGGGATATTCCCAGTAGAGGTAACTGGTCCACAACGTCACGTTGACGTCGTCATGCACGGCACGGTCGTCGGTCGTGCCGAAGATCTTCCACGACTTCTTGTACGTGTTCTGGCTGCGCTGGCCCAGACGGTAGATCGTCGCCGACCGGCTCGCGGAGTCCTCGACCCATGTGTATGTCGGCATGCGTCAGGTCCCCACCAGTGCCGGGTCTTCATCCGTGTTGTCCGCGATCCGCTCGAGCAGGTCGACCTGCTGCTGTGCGAGCGACTTTGCAAACCCGAGGCCGCTGGCCGCGGCCGCCGAGAACGTGCCGACCACCTCGCCGCGCTCCATGCCGGCGGCAGCGGCGCCGGCACCTTCGCGGATGCGTTGCTCGTTGCCGCCGGCGGCTCGCTCGGCTGCACGCTCAGCCGACGCTGCCAACGCCTCCGCCAGCGCGGCCTCGGCACCTAGCGTGGCACTGCGACGGTCGGCGGCTCGCTGCGCGTTGGTGGCCAGCCGGCCTTGGGCGGTCGCGTCGGCGTTGGCGTTCATGGCGTCGATATTGCGTTGCGACTCTGCGGCAGTCTGTGCGTTCTCTTGTGCTGCCGTCTGCATGCGTCCGGCGATACCAGGGCGAGCCTGTGCGCGTGCCCTCGACCGCGCTGACATCTCGTCGTTGACCTTGGCGTTTTCTTTGGCAAGGTCGTAGCCGCGGGTGATGAAAGACTGCACATAGTTCCACGACTTGCGGACGGCGGCCTCCATGGTGTCCCAGGCGGCGAGAATGCCGTTAATGATGTTGTCGAAAGCACCCTGCAGGATCGCCCCGAACGTGTTGGCACCCTGTGTGACGTACGACCACATGCCTTCCCACGTCGTGGCCACGGACGTGCCCAGATACGTCCACGTGTTCTGGAACGTCGCCACCCACGAGTCGACCTGCCCCATGAGGGCCTCGACACCACGCGCCCAGCCGGCCTGCAGCCCGAGCCACAGGATGTCCATGGCGCCCGCCAGATTGCCGGCGGCCAGCTCTTGGTACACGCCGTCGAACGTGGCGGTGGCGGTCGCGCCCAGGTCGCGTAGCACGCCCATGGCGTTGTTGCCGGCATCGACGAATGCTCCGCCGATGGCCGATGCGATCTGGTGAAAGCCGCCAGCTGCGTAGATGGCAGCACCCGCCACGGCACCCAGTAGGCCTACGGCGATCGCCAGCGGGGCGTTGGCGGCCACCCAGGCGGCTAGGCTGGTAGCCGCGGCCACGCTCGTTTTCACGCCGTACAGCACGGCACCGGCGGCCGCGGACACAAACGACGCCGCGAGCTGGTAGGCAACCTTGACCGTCGATACCAGCGGCGACACAAGCGCCGCCACGCCGGTCGACAGCGTCTTGACCGCGAACCCTGCGGCCGTGAGCGTGCCGCCGACCGCCACCATCGCCGCCCCGACAGCCAAAGCCTGCTGCACGAAGACCTTGTTTTCGCTGATGTACCTCGACACCTGGCCGACGAGGATCGCGATTGACGATGACAGTCCGGCCATAGCCGGCGCGACGGCGGCGCCCACAGTGACGGTCACGGCCTTGAGCGCCGTCATCAGCTCGCCGATCGAGTCGTTGAGTCGTGCCGCGGAGTCGGCCGTCTCCTGATCCATCACGATGCCGAGCTGCTCGGCCTGCTGCATGAGCGCCCGGATGCCGCCGGCACCGTCCTCGAGCATGGGCAGGAGCGCGGTGCCGGCACGGCCGAAGACGGCCATCGCCAAGGCCGCCCGCTCGCCCGGGTCCTGCACCTGCGCGAGCGCGTCGGACAACGCCAGAAACTGATCCTCGGGCGACAGCTGCTTGAGCGCGTTGACGTCCACGCCAAGCCGTTCAAACGCTTTGGCGGCGGCCTTGCCACCCTGTGATGCCGTGTCGAGCGTCCGCTGCATCGTGCGGATGCCCTTTTCTAGCGTGCCGATGTCGGTGCCCGACTGCCCGGCCGCAAACCCAAACGCGGACACGGCCTCGGTCGACAGGCCGGTGCGCGCGGCCATCTTCTGCACCGCATCCCCGACCTCGGAGAATGCAGCCGCCGCGCCGGCGATCGGCGCCGTGATCGCACTGCCGGCAGCCATGAGTCGGCTGCCGATCGACATCATCGACGAGCCGAGCTGCCCCATCCGCTTGTTGATCGTGCCGAGGGCCGCAAACAGCTTCTTCGGGTCCGCGCCGATCTCGACGTAGACCTTGCCCTGGCGGACTGCGTTGGCACTCATGTGTTC